GCTGGTGCTGCCGTTGCCATTTCTGGTTCTGGCGTCATATCAACTGCTGTTGGTGCTGGTGCTGTTGCTTGTTCAACAACTGGTGCCGCTGGTGCTGGCGCCGGTGCTGGTGTTGGTGGTGGAGTAGTTGCCGCCGCTTCAGGTTTTGCTCCTGTAGTAGCTGGTGCATCTACACCATATGGACGATAGTACTGACCAAAACGTGCTGGATCATACAGTTGTCCATCAACACTTGCTTCAAACATTTCAAAGATAGCGTTTAGATGTTCTGCATCAGGCTTCTTAGGTAAGAAGTCATTTAGATTATGCAAGTCGTGTGTTGCAATTGCATCACGCTCTGTTTGATCTAAACTACGTTCTCTACGAGCCCAATTAGATGTTGAATAGTCAGCATATTGACCTTTGGTAGATTTTCTAATTACGAAATCTGTACCAGCTTCATAGTCTGTAGGAATTTCCTGGAATTCAGGATCCATAAGTGCTGAACTAATGATTTTATAAATTTGAGGTGAAATAACAAAACGTCTAATAGGATTCTCTGGTAACGAGTCTTCCTGTAGATCACTTTGTGTTACAAAGCCTTGGAAAATGTAACTACGTTTCTTCCAATACTTGCGACCCATATCTTCCATAGTAGGGTCTTTAAACCAGGGACGAATTTCTGCATGTACTGGACATGTATCTCCCCACATTTCAACACAAGGTACTTGTATTGTAACTGGTTTGTTTTCGTCGCCGCCTTTTACACCTGGAAATGATAGACGGATCATCTGACGTTCTTTCCAAAAGAAAGTGTTGTCGGGATCTGCGTCTGGTAGGAATCGTAGTGTTGCACTACTGCCTTCTGGAATATTCCAGTGTGTGAAGATAGCGTTATCGCCGCCACCTTGTGATGAGCCTGAGCTCTTAGTTTCTTGTGCTTGTAATTTTGCACGGATTTCTGCTAAAGATGCCATTATTAGTTTCTCCTATATTAGCCTTTATTTGTAACAGAACTTATAGTTCTGCTTTGTTTTGTAGCTAGTGCTACTTTGCCTTTGTGTAGCTCTTAACTACTTTTGCCTTTAGTTGCCTATACAGTATATAATAAATTGTGCCTACTGTCAAGCACTTTTAAAGAAAAATTATGCAATCTTTCTTCTTAGATTTTTTAACATTGCTTCAGCAAGATCTTCCATTGCTGGTTCCTTTGCTGGAGCCTTGTTATTTTTGTCTAAATATTTTGCAATTTTGGCCAATAATATAACATGCTCTTTTGGCAAGCTATACATTTCGCCTGAAATTTGACTTAGTAAGTTAAATACTTCGTCATTTTTACTGTTCATTGCTAGATAAGATAAGTGTGATACTAACTTAGCCATTGCACCGTTTCCACCTGAATATTTAATTGGATCTTCGTTATCCGGATGTTCTGGGTCATTTGGATCAATGTTAAGTTTAAAATCTTCCTTGTTTTTAATCATGTCGTATAAACGATTCATGTTAGTTTTTGTTAGATCTGTCATACTATCTCTCTCCTTTACAATACGGGCTACTGTTTCTAAGACTGCATCCATATTCGCAGTCTCAAATGTATTGTACATGAACTTGTCAGTTATGTCAACCGATTCTTTATCATTTTCTTCTACAATCGCAGTAGTAGGAACTTGATAGTTGTTATAACCTTTAGAAGTCTGTAGACTCTTAACTGTATTCTTAAATTCTTTTAATTTTTGTTTAACTGTTTCAACAATGTTTTCATTGCCTTCGTTTGTTAATTTGTTTGTACGCACATGTCTCAAAAACTGACTACATTGTGCTACTTCTGTACATAAATTAACTATTGATTCACCAATTGCATCATATGGCGTTCCGCCATTGCTTACATGGTTGGCCATAGCTTTAGCGCCTTGTAAATATTTGTGTGGGAATCTAAATCTCTCTCCTGTACTGTTTTCAATAAACAATGCTTTAATGTTACGTGATCTGCTACCACGCACTTCTTCATTAACACCTTTTGTATGCTTAATAATAAGTTTAGTATTTTCTGGTAATTGAATATAACTTGTTTTCATACTGCCTGTTGCAGGTGAATAACTTTCCATAACACGCTGGTTTTCATAAAATTCTTCATCAGTTTCACCGGCTGCCATTTCTTTACAATCTGAACATCTACCATGTCCATCATTGTAGTCCATTAATTGAGCGCCACAGCAATTACTTACTACGCCATCTTCCATTTCATCACCTGGTGAATATGATTCAGTTTCTGCTTCAAGTAATTCGCCTGATGCTAAAACATCAATTGCATGTTTGATATCTGTGTTTTCCATATCCACATGTGGTATTGCTTTTAATATAGCTTGCACTTGTGGCATACTCATAAATTCTTCATCGTCTGTATCTATTTCATCTGTAAATTCGTAATATGAACTATCAGTCATTCTATAGTTATCTGCTTGAATTTCTTTAGCATGATCAACTACATGTGACATAAATGCCTCTACTGAATTTCCGCCTTCGTTCATTGATTCAACAAATACTTCTACCATGTCATCGCCATTACGCAATGCACCTTTTTTAACTTTTACGTTTTCTTTGCCGTATTTTGCTATTGCTTCTTCTGGAGACATACTAGTTTGTTTCCAACGCTTTTCTGCTTCAGTAACTTTTTTAGATTCAGTAGGATTCAAAGCGTCTAACTCAGCATCATTTTTTTCTACTTCACCTGAATTATATGCTGACTTTGGATTAGGTTTTGCGTTTGGTGGTAGAACGTTATTGTCTACTCCATAAATAGAAGTCTTTTTGCCTTTTAACTTGGCAATAGCTTCTCTGTATAAACCTCTATAATCATCGTTTACTGCTGTATCAAAATAAGGTTCATCTTCGCCAATATCAACGGCTTCAATCATATCGTTAACATCACGTAATTCTGATGAAACCATGTTTGGATCCATTTCTTCATTCTCAAGATACCACTTGTGTCTTAATAATGATTTTTTCATTATTTGAAATACTGGTGAACTTGCATCTTCTTTAATACCAGATAGTTCTTTTAATCTGCGAATTTCTTCATCTTCTTTTACTACATCGTGTGCGAAGTCTTTTAATTCGATATTCTTATCAAATTTTCTAATGTTATATTCTGCCATAGCGTTGTGTCCTGCCTTTTTAATACTATTCAATAAATCTTTGTGTTCATTAAAATTGAAACTAGCTCCTGCTTGTACAACTAGTTCAACTCCATCTTCTTCTTCTCTAATAGTGATAAGAAAATCATTATCATATGCGTAAAATCTCGCTGATAACTCAGGATCTAATGTTTTATTTCCCATTGGATCAAACAATTTTAATTTAATGTTTGCACCCTTTAGAATGTTAAAAATCTCTTGTGATAGTTGCATTGTATAGTATTCCTTTAATGTATTTATCAATTATTGCATTATAATAGGCTAAACGGCATTGGTTCCATCCCGTCACCATCTTCAAAATCGTCGTTTAGGTAATCAAACGCATCTTCTTCATACTTAGATACCTCTAAACTCATACGTACAATTAAGTTAAGTGACATTACAAGATCATCATGCTCACCGTCTTTGGCTGCATAACTATTGCCACGTGCAATAAATGTTTTTAATTCTCTTAATAACGGCTTACTTGCTATTTCGAGTTTTTCTGTCTCAACCCAATATTTTAACTTAGCACATGCATTTATTTTTGCTTTGTGTGTAGTTGTAAAGCCTCGTCTATAGCGTTTGGCATTTCCGTGTGAACGTGTTTCACTTAAAAATGTACCTGGAAAGTTTTCTTCGCCTGTTTCTTCAACAACAACTAGTGCTGCCTCGCCTAATGTGTTGTTTTCCATACTATAATATATTTCACAATCACCATTTGTTTCACTTTCTATAAACTGTGCTATTTCTCGCAAAATTTTTATCTGACCTTGAACTGTTGTTCTATTATGCATCCATTCTGCTACTTGTTTCATTCCTGGCATACTGTACACTTGTATAGCACTATTATCGCCTCCTGTACCTAAACTAGGATCTAATCCTATCATGTACAGTTTACCCTTGGCAACTGGTGCATACCAGCGTACTTGTCCTGATATAGCGTATGGATCACGTGCTTCCATATTACTTAGTTTAATACTATCAATAAGTGTTTCGTCAAATGCAATGAATTCACATTTGTGTTCACGCCTAAATCTTTCTTCACCAATTTTACCTTGTTCAACATCTGCCCATTCTTGATCTCTGTCTGGATGTACTTCCCATGTAGCAAGATAATGTGCAAATCCATTAATACCTTCATTTGTTTCATTACCAAATTCGTCTTGATTCTTTTGTGCGTCTCTCCAAATTTGTGCAAATTGATCATCGTCCATATTTGGTGTTGATGTAATAATACATTTACCACCTGTTGCTAATGTAGGTGAAAGTGAAGTCCAAAACTCCTTGGCTATGTTTGGTCTAACAAATGCAAACTCGTCCAAGTATGCTAACGATATACTTAAACCACGTCCAGTATTTTCTGTTGTTGACTGTGCTACAATACGTGAGCCGTTATCAAATTCCAACGATCCTTTGTTATATGCAGTAACACCAGCTCTGATAAAATCGGGTAGTGTTTCGTATGCAAAACGTATACGTTGCATAATTTCACTAGCACCTGAATATTTGTGTGCCGC